CTTCATTTGCGTACCTGCGGCGTCTGGTGTTCGTGCGGCTTGGTGCTTTGGTCTCTTGAACTACGGTGGTATTGCTGGCGTTCCTTGCCGTAGCTCGAACCTTGGGGTGTCTTACGCTTACTGGGGCGGCTCTCTCGGAGCACCTGGTCTTGAGGGTTAAAAACGGGGTGAATGCGAAGCAGAGGGGCAGTAAGCCCCTTTATTGTCTTATTTGCAAATAAAATAATTTTAGGGTTATACGGTGTCTGGGAGCTGGCTTCAATTGCGAACCTGCGGCGTCTGGTGTTCGTGCGGCTTGGTGCTTTGGTAACTTGAACAACGGTGGTAATGCTGGCGTTCCTTGCCGTAACTCGAACAATGGGGTGTCTAACGCTAACTGGAACGGCTCTCTCGGAGCAACTGGTACAATTTTGAAAAGAGTATTAAAAAATCATTGCATCGTATAATCCTCGCTTATGTGCGAAAATAACTTGAAACCAACGAGGCTAGTACCGAAAGGGAAAGCCACGGAAGTAACCAGATGAATATTAAGGAGGTTGATGTGTGAAAACATATTGCAAACCAGCAACGGTCAATATTGAGGACTGGAAATTTAATGAACTTGCCGTTGTGGAATGCTTCCGGAATAAGCGGAGCAGAAAAGATTTCCAACGTCTGCTATGCAAGACCGGGAAAATAACAAAGCGTGAGATCGTAGAGGATCAGCTGAATAAGGATTTTAAACGAACCCTGGAAGCTGAATCAGAAGTAGCAAAGATGCTGACGCAACGTATAATCAACCGAGATTTACAATTAAAACCGATTCGCCAATTTCAAAGAATTGACGGACTGACGCAGAAGCTCCGTGATATCTGCCAGGAATCTCCAGAACAGCAGGTGTTTGAATATATCGGAGTATATGCGTTGAAACCTCTTTTCAGAGCGAAGATTTTACCGATTCAGTACGGAAGCATCCCGAACAAGGGAGGTGTAGCCGGAAAGCGGAAAATCGAAAGACTACTCCGGAAGAAATTCCATGGTAAGGTAGTTGCTTTGAAAGGAGATGTTACAAAAGCCTATCCCTCAGTGACAATCCCGGTTGTCATGGAGATGCTGAGAAGAGACATAGGCAAGAATAAAGTGCTGCTATGGTTCCTGGGTGCTCTTATGAGCAATTATCCTGGGAACCATCTTTGCATAGGTGGATATCTTCCGGCATGGCTATTCAATTACGTGATGTCTTATGTATTGAGATATATCTATGAGCAAGCTCAGATACGCAGAGGAAAGCGGAATAGGCTTGTATATGCGATTGTATGCTATGCAGATGATTTCACGATCTATGGCGATGTTTCAAAGCTGAAAAAGGCAATGAAGAAAGCTACGATCTGGGCTCATGACAAGTTTGGATTGAAGATTAAGGATATCTGGCAATTCTACCAGGTGGCTTCTTTCGATGAAGAACGGGAGAACCTGGAAGAACGAAGAAAAGGCAGTAAGAAACGTACATCCGGAGTTGATATGATGGGCTATGTAGTCCGGAGGAGATACACGATCATCCGTGGGAGAGTATTCCGGAGAATCCGGAGGCAAGTGCTCAGAGCCTGGGAAGATTTCAAGGCGAAAGGATTTATCCCATGGTGGAGAGCCTGCCGGATTGCAGCATACAAAGGCTGGATAAAGCATAGCAACAGTTTGAAATTCAGAAAGAAGTATTGCTTTGATGAATTATTTAAAATGTGTTCATACAGTGCTAGCAAGCACGGAAAGGAAGTAGAAAATGAGAAGAGAATCTTACTTATCACAGCCCTCAGCGGTTGAGGTCTATCCGGTATTTTCCGGAACAGATGTTATCATGCGCAAAAACATTGAGCTGGTGGATAAAGAGGACATCCAGGATGGAAAGAAGAATAAGTACAAGGTGTGGGAGTGCGAGGAGGTCCAGTTCCATTACCAGGGCAAAGTAACCCAGGAAGAGATCGAATCTGATTTTGATTACTGGTACGCAAAAGCGGAGGAGGTTCCGGATCCTTCCAGTGTAGAAGATCTGAGCCTGGAGGATGCAAGAAAAGCGAAATACCAGGAAATCGCATCAGCATGCGAGCAGACGATTTACGCTGGAGTAGATGTGAGCACATCTTCCGGAGTGGAACATTTCAGCTTGACAGAAAAAGATCAGCTGAATCTTTTTGGAAAGAAAATGCAGTTGTTAGCTGGAGAGAAAAAGCTGGAATACCATGAGGACGGACATCCTTGCAAGTATTTCTCAGCTGAGGACATGCAGAACATCGTTAATAAAGCAATGTTCTATGTTTCATACTACACGACATATTGCAATGCCCTGAATATGTGGATCAAGTCGGTAACGAAACCTGGAGATCTGGATCAGATCCAGTGGGGAGCAAAAGTTCCGGAAGAGTTCCAGAATGAAGTTCTGAAAGATTACATGAAAACCATTGCATCCGGAGGTATTGCATAGTGAAAGTGTTTCTGAAATATTTGACGCTCTTCCTGGTCGGAGGAGTTTTTTATTATTCCCTGGAAGTGATCTTCCGGGGATATTCATTTCCGGCAATGGCAGTGTGCGGAGGCTTGTGCTTCATCATTTGCGGAGTGATTAACGAGAGATCACGATGTATGCCATTGGTTCTCCAGCAGTTGATAGCTGCAACCGGGATTACAGTGATTGAATTTATTTTTGGATTGATTTTGAATGTATGGCTTGGGCTGAATATGTGGGACTACAGCAATATGCCGGGGAATGTTCTTGGCCAGATATGTCCTCAGTTCATGGTCCTTTGGTTTTTTCTGTCAGCCGTAGGAATAATCCTGGATGATGTGATTCGATGGAGGCTCTTCGGAGAAGAGAAGCCACATTATCATCTTTTCAAGAAAGGACACCATAGGAAATGACAAAGTTGCAAATCATATCCCGGTTGTGGTCGCATGTCACAGACCTCCGGATGTTGATTCGTGAGCAAAGCAAGAAGACTCTGGAAGAGATAGAGTCTGAGCTAGATGCCACAGAATATTATTGCCGCCCGTATGCGGACGTCGATGATATAGAAGCATATCTGGAAGGAGGTGAGGACATGGAAGACGTGATTTCAAGAGCTGAGCACGAGGAGTTCAGAAAGAACATCGAAGCAGAGGACCATAGGCAGAACAGACGTATTGAGCTGCTGGAAGAAAACACAAAGCAGATCAACGCTCTTACGATTTCAGTTGAAAAGCTGGCACAGAGCATTGAGCTTATGGTTGGGGAACAGAAACAACAGGGGGAACGTCTGGAAACCCTGGAGAACAGGGACGGGGAAATGTGGCGAAAAGTAACAGGCTATGTAGTAACAGCCATTATCGGCATCGTGCTTGGCTGGGTTGCCACACAGGTCGGAATGTAGTAGCATAGCCGCCGATATTTGCCTTTGTAGCGTTTAGGCAATAATTTCCTCAGCCAAACAATTACAAACGCTACATGGAGCTATCAAGAGATTACAAAGCATAATAGGAGGTATCTACATATGGAATTATCAAACTTTTTAAGCCAGGTGCCAGTACCGGTTCTGATTCTGGTGATTGCACTGCTGGTGATCGTAACTGCTGTGGTTGTGTATCAGTATGCGAAAGCAAAAGGACTGGAGGGCATCCGAAAAGATGTATACGCTCTGTTCCTGGTGGCTGAGCATGAGATCAAAGGCACGAAACAGGGACAGCAGAGATTGAAGTGGGTTGTTCAGCAGGCAAGAGGATTGCTACCTAAGTGGTTGCAGACGATCTTGTCAGAAGATGCACTGATGAAGATTATTGACTGGTGGTTCAAAGAAGTCAAAGACCTTTTGGATGATGGAAAGGTGAACGGCTCTCAGAACTGATAACAGAAGGGAAAGGGCACTATGGTCTATAAAATATTGATTGTATACCTGGTGGGGATTTTATTGTGCCAGCCGGTATACATCTGGGCTATCCGGACGTTATGCCGGATGGAGGATGAAGACGAAGAGCTTTATTGCCAGGACAACGGCATGTATTACGAGCCGAGAAAGCCAAACTATCCGTTGCTGATTGTTTTTCTGTTCCTGGCAGGAATCTTCTGGCCATTGGTGATTCTGTTTGCGGTGTTTGTTCCGCTGACTTTCGTATTGATGGATAAGATGGGACAGTTGCACCCGAATGACGATGAAGAAATAGATCCAGAAGAAGACACGTACTTATGACCGAGTGGGGAGAAATCCTCACTCTTTTTAAGCGAAGGAGTATTTACAAATGGCAATAAAACGGAATGAATACACAGACATTTTGTTTGATGGTCTGATTGCTGCTGGATGTACCGTATACGGAGCATGTGGAGCAATAGGGAATGTTTTTGCAGAATCTGGAGCGAATCCCCGGAATCTGGAAAATCTTTGTGAAAAAATGCTGGGGTATAAGTATACCGATGATACCTACACCGAAGCGGTAGACAGCGGAAAAATCACAAGAGAATTATTTCTGCATCCGCTGGGGGATTCCAGACAGTATGGCTATGGTTTCTGTCAGTGGACATCAGCAGGAAGGAAAGCTGGACTGTATGATCTGGTTAAGTCCAGAGGAGTATCCATCGGAGATGCAAAAATTCAGACAGAGTACATGCTGAGCGAATTGCAGAAGAGCTACAGGAGCGTATGGAATGTGCTGAAGACAGCAACTTCCGTCCAGGAAGCGTCTGATATCTTTCTGGTTAAGTTCGAGGCTCCGACGAATACTGGTTCGGCAGTGAAGAAAGCAAGGGCTTCTTACGGGGAGCAGTATTTGAAAATTTACCAGAATCAGAAGAAGGAGGAAAACAAAGTGAGCAAAATTGAAAATGCAGTAGCAAGAGCAGAGACAATCGCCTTGGACGATTCACATGGTTACGATCAAGTAGACCGTTGGGGCAATCCGAATTACGATTGTTCCGGGCTGGTAATCAGAAGTTTGGAAGAGGCCGGAATCCTGGCAAAGTCAAGCGGAGCAACCTATACAGGCAACATGCCGGAGGTTCTGCCAAAAATCGGATTCAAGGATGTTGTAAAATCCGTGGATCTGGCAACCGGTAGCGGAATGATCCGTGGAGATGTCCTGCTCGGAAATGGACACACAGCATTCTACTGCGGAAATGGTAAACTGGTGCACGCAAGTATCAACGAGAAAGGAACGGTCACAGGAGGAAAGTCTGGAGATCAGACCGGTAGAGAGATCTGCATCCGCAGCTATTACAATAAGCCGTGGATTCATGTGTACCGCTACACCGGAGTGACAGCATCTGCATCCGGAACGGTTAATGTGAGAAATTATCTCCAGAAAGGTGATTCCGGGGACGCAGTAAAAGAAATGCAGAAAATGCTGATCGGCTGCGGATTCTCCTGCGGAAGTTCCGGAGTAGATGGTTCCTTCGGCGGAGACACAGAGAAAGCTCTGCTTGCGTTCCAGGCATTTTACGGTTTGGAGCAGGACGGCAAGTACGGACCGGTATCTAAGAGTAAGCTGGTTTCTGCTTACAACGGAAAGACAGCAGCCAGTGTTCCGGAAAAGAAGAACACTCCGTCTTACACTGCTGGACATGAGTACGCTTTGCAGGTAGAACTGAAAGTTCGTACAGGTCCAGGAACAAACTACAGCGCAAAGAAACATTCGCAGTTGACGGCTGACGGCCAGAAACACGATAAGGACAATGATGGCTGCCTGGATGCAGGAACGGTCGTAACGTGCCAGGAAGTTCGGAATGTCGGAAACGATATCTGGATGAAAGCACCGAGCGGTTGGATGGCTGCTTATTACGATGGCAAGGTATACATCAAATAATGCCTTTAAGGCAAGAAACTAAGAAAATTAAGCACACCTCTTTTGGTCAAAAAGGAAAATATGTCACATTGCCCCGGTGTTCTGCCGGGGCTTCTTTTTTATTGCGGAGCAAGTCCGTAGAATAAATCAATATACAAAATTCACAAAAAATCCCCTTCAAATTTGACGAAATGTGCCTGAGTAACGATAGACGTTTTTAGATACTAACTTATGCCTAAGAGCTAAAAGCCGGTATAGAAGCGTGTACGATGTTATAGCCATATATGCTGAAAATGCGGTTCTGCAAAGTTCAATCTGAGTTCTGAAGTTATCCACAGGAAGAATGTTGATAATGTGAATAAGTCGAAAAATCGAAGCGAAAAACATTTCCTATATATAAAACCTTGTAAGATTTCTTACATGATTTCTACACCATAATTAGAGATAGAGTAAGAGATAGAGATAAAGATAGATAAAGAGATAAAAAAGAATAGCACTTTGCGTTGCAAAGATGCTACACGCACTAATTCGACAGCTCGAAAAATAATTGAAAAATAGAAGTAAAACACTTGACACGTTCGAGTTATCGAAGTATAATAAAGTTACAAAATAACAAAACAAATACACGACACAAAGTAATGCAGGCGGCAAGGTTGATGGAATAGTACATATGCTTGTCAGACGGTTCCAACCCCGTAGGAATGCAGAGGACAGAACAAATGAGAAAGGAGGAATTGCCCGTTGGGAAAAAGAAAACGCAGGATTGAAGAAAAAGAAGAAGAGCTGCTTTCAGAGCAGTTGAAGAAGACCAAAATTGAAATTTATGAATGCTGGACACATATCGTAATTTCCATAGTAACAATGCTGATAGCAGTTGTTACGGCAGTTTTGACCTGGTTCAAGTAATGTTCTGAAAAACAGCTCGGTAGCCGGGGAGACAAGTTCTCCTCGTGCTACCAAGTTTATCACAGAGGAGGCAGAAAGTAAATGAAGAAAAGCAGAAGAATGTTTTCACTGGCTATGCTGGTGTGTTTGATTGTCGGAGTTTCAACCGGAATCAGAGAATGTATCGGAGCCGCATGTGCGCTGGCATTCGTAAATGCAACACTCGGACTGGAAGATTTAGAGAAGAAAATGGAGGATAAGAAATAATGGATGCAAAGAATCAGCAGGACAGAGCAAAAATGGTAGAAGAAGCGGTTGGTCGTATGTGCCGCTTGGGAATGATGCCGCAGGTAATCACAAAATTCAGAAAGCAGGGAACGGTCCTTAAATCTGAGACGGCAGGTATTCTGTACGATTTGAACGATGAGGAGAAGAAAGCTGTTGCCGACTGGGAAGAAGAAAGTGGCGGTATTGTATACGCTGCAATATTGAGCAATATGGTGTTTGGAAGATGCCTGGCGTTGTTGTATGTTAGTGCAGAGGAAGAAGAGTGGGAACTGGATAGAGAAGACCTGGACGGGAGGATTTCACTTGCGTATGTGGCGAACCTGGATGCACCGGATTGTTCCGAACTGGGAAGTATCGGAATTGCACCTGCAAACGGTGGATTGGTAAGAACAGAGTAGGAGGTGGCGTGATGCTGGAGTATAACGAGCAGACGGAAAATCTGATGGAAATAGCGATGATGCTGGAACAGCTCAAGGGAGAGAGTGAGTATCTGTTTGAGGTACTGACAGACATTGACAGCATAACCTGGAAACAGAAATTTGTGGACTGGGCGAATGAGTTCACAGAAACCTACGAGCCGAACAAGGATGTGTGGCCGGGAAATTACCTGGAAGTGATTGAGGGATTCGCCAGAGAGAAAATCTTGGAGTTTGCCGGAGTGGAGGACAAGGAATAATGAATTTGAGAAGAGCGGGCAAAGGAATTGTCAGAAAAGGTAAGCGGCCGAGCGTATACAGAATCGGCTTCAATGATGGCGATGAAACAGAGCTGACCGCAAATGGCATAAATGAACTGGAGGAGTTATGGCGGTCCTTGTGTCCGGAATTTGAATGCGAACCGGACAGCGTAAACTATGTAGAGAGAGTAGGATATGAGGATGAAGACTGATGGGAAAAGAGTATGAGGAAATCAAAGCTGAGATAAGCGTACGAATCAGCACAGAGGATATTGATGATATTGTTACAACGGCACTGGAGGGCGGTATTTGCTACTGGTGCAGGCGAGTAGAAGTCAAAGGAAAGTATCTCGGAGAATTTGCATCGGAGCAGATCAGCAGAGGAGGAGTCCTGGTATTGCATGATTCGGTGGATGGCAAGAAGAGAGAACTGAACAAGGAAAAGTTGCTCAGCGGAGTAAAACAGTATCTGGAGGATGAAGACAAGCCGTACAATATCCTGGTGGATGCGGAAGACTCTGTAGGATGCAGCAAAGGAGTCTATGAATTGGATTGTTGCATGGTAGATGCGACAGTGGCAGACATGATTATCCAGTATGCGATATTCGATGATATTATTTACGGATAGGAGGACGCCGGGATGGAGGAAAAGAAAAATGTAGTGTATGTCCTGCATGGGTTCTGGGAGAACGAATTTACAAATGGGTGTGCAGTGGTGGATGTGTCGATTGACCTGGAGACGGTCATGAAGAAACTGGATGTAATCGTTGAGAATAAGGCACGAGAGTATGTGAAGGTGCAGGAGGATAAAGCCGAGGAAGAACGGGGATTCCGGTATTTTGAAATATGGGATGAGAACGGGCAGAGTGCTAAATTCTATATCGTAGAGCAGTATCTGGAATTATCGCAGAGTATGATGGAGGCGATTGCTGAATCATTAGCGAAAGGAGCAGGAAAATGAGAAAAATATATCAGTGTGAGCATACAGTACCGCCGGTTTGGTGGTTTACCTTCGCAGACAGAAATGCGTTGGGAGAGGAAATTGTAGTAGAGTTCCGAAAGAACGAAAACACGCATGGAAAGCATTCACTTCCGGCAATGTGGAAGAGAAAGGGATTCATAGATAAAGAACCGGAAACGTGGTGGGGCGTTCAGACCTATGTAACGGACCGGCAGGGCAGATGTTCCGGAAAGTACAATCCGACAACCAAGGATGGGAAACTGAATTTTGAGTGGCTGTTGGAGGCAACCGAGGAAAATCGACAGAAGATAATTGATGAGATTTACCGCAGGGCAAACGCTATCTGGCACAGGGAAGATTGGTATCTGGAAGACCTGGAAGAAGCAATCCGGAGTACAGGCCTGGAAGTAACCCAGGAAAGAGTAGACAAGCTGTTGGAGGAGTGCCACCGGATATTTGATGATAAATCCGGAAGAAATGAGATGCTGGCCCAGAAAGCAAGCAAGCTGTTTGAGGAGGAGTAGGAAATGTTTGGAAGACTGATTCTTGAAACCTATGTACAGGACAGATGCCGGGACGTCAGATTTAAGGATGAACACTTGACCTGGTTCGAGATTAAAAAGAACGATGCGAAGCGGATTGTGAAGAGAATGGGGTGGGAGAGCCTGGCAGATTTTCTGAACAATTACACCTGGGATGATACGGAGATTCTGTATCAGATAGCTGATAACTGCGGAATGATAGTTGCTGATTGGATTGAAAGAGAGGTAGAGGATGGAAGAAATTAGAGGAACTGACTGCAACGAGCTGATAAAAAAGGTTCTGGAAGTTGAGGAGTTGCGACCAGTGGACCTGGCAAAGAAAATCGGGGTGAGCAGACAGTATGCGAACCAGATTATTTCCAGAAGCAAATGCGGTATTCGCTGTGACACGTTGGAGAAAATCGTAAGTGCGTTGGGATATGAAATCGCCCTGGTAAAAATAATTGAAAAATAGAAGTAAAACACTTGACACGTTCGAGTTATCGAAGTATAATAAAGTTACAAAATAACAAAACAAATACACGATACAAACGGAGGTAGTCAAGATGAACGCATTAGTAATATACAGAAGCCTGTTAAGTGAAAGAGATAAAAATGAATTTGGTTATCCGGAATGGGATGCAGCACAGAAGATACTGTGGGTGTTCATTGAAAAAGCCCTGGAAGCTGGAGAAGAAAGCATTGCTGATGAAATCGTAGATGAGCTGTATTCTTTGAGTGATTGTGGATGCACGCTGGAAGATGAGGCAGTGAAAGCAGATTTGGAGATGCTTGAAAAGTATGGATTTGGTAGCCGAGCAGACAAAGTAAGAGAGCTTTGTTGGAAGTAGGCTTATTTTTTTACCTGCAAGGTTCGCAAAATCGAAGTAATAATTCAAAGGAGCGAAGAATATGGCAAAGAGATCAAGAGCAAACAGAACTGAAAAGGCTACATACCAGAACATCCGGAATGAGCACAAATACATAGACGTGGTTCATCATGGAGATGGTCATTATTACATAATCCAGTACATAAAGCATGAGCTTCCAGAAAGAACGGTTGTCAATTATATGGGAACCAGATGCGGACACAAGCAGAAGTTCAGAATTGGAAAAGGGACGCTGCTGAGCATCCTGGAAGATTACAAGAAAGTTGAGGAGGCGTAGAAGGTATGACAAAACAGGAATTTCAAAAGAGAATTGGGGCTGAGATAAGCCAGAAAGATTATTCCATCGTGGAGCATGTGTATACATGGCATCCGTCCATCAGCGAGGTAGAGGGTAAGGAACAGATAGCAGAGTTGTATAAGTCCTTTGGAATGCCAATCATCAAGAATATGATGGAGGCTGCGAACTATGCAGAGACGCTTGACCGGGCAATGGCACAGGCACAGAGACAGGTGGAGGAGCTGAGAAAGCGAATCATCAGAGTTGCGAAAGGAGACCTGGTAGTGGAACAGTGCATTACAGAGGCTAAGAAATTATTTGAGACGGTCAACGATCCGCATGAGTGGGATGTGGCAGTTTCTTATCTGAAAAAAAGATACGGAGCAGATGCAGTAGACGAAGCCATTAAAATTGAGCATCTGGAAATGTAGGAGAGGAGTGAGAGTATGGCAGACAGAAGCAATGCCCGGCTGAATGAAGAGATTGAAAGCAAAATCAGACAGTGGGATGGCACAATATTTGGAGTATCATTGAAAAATATGTATGAGAACGGCACGAGCTATGAAGGTATCTGTGAGTATGCAGATATTGATTACGAAGATTACGAGGAGGAATAGAGATGGCGGACATGACGCTGAGAGAGTTTTGTGAGAGATACCGCAAGGGAGATTTCCTTGCAAAAGACAGAAATACCCAGATTGAGGCCGGTTGGTATGACTGGTTTTGCAGTGACAAAGCACTGGCAGGCCGGTTGGCGAAAATCTGGAGTATCTTGAAAGGGGTTACGAGCAATTACATCTTGGATAACTACAGAGTATGGTTCAAGAATAACTGCCCGATGGTCGGTCCGCTCTATGATGATGTAAGATTCGAGCCGCTTGACGAAGAGAAGAGGGATGAGTTGTATTTTGGAGTTGCTATTGATGATGAACGCAGAGACAACAAGTACATTATCTTCACTGCCAGAAATGATTACGAGGATGAGTGCGGATTTAATGATGTCCGAGAAGTACGGCAGTTCATCAATGGGTGGGAAGAAGAGCTGAAAAATGAGGAGTTTTACAAAGAAAGGGAGCGGAAGAAAGAAGAGCTGAAAAAGGAGAATGATAGATGTCTTGCACTGTTAAGAAAAGCAGATGAGGTTCTGGGAAAGCATGAGGAATAATGTATGCAGGATATGAAAGTGGCACTGTTCACGATTGAGGATTTGAAAAAGAATCATCCGGATTATTACAGACGGTTAAACCCGAAATGCCAGGTTTGCCAGAATATTTTAAGCAGCAGTGAATGCGATATGTGCGAGGATTTTGATATGTTCGCCAGAGTAAAGGAGGAAATGAAGTGAGACAGGCAGAGTTTGCGGAACTGAGCAGGGAAGTAATGCCGGTACTGGATAAGCTGACGGAGATTGCAGGCCAGCATGGAACGGCAGAAAAGCTGGTAAGCATTACATTGAGTGCAGAAGGTTATATTCATTTTACGGTACATGACAGTGGAATGTGTCTGAGCAGATTAAAAAGAGAAGATGCACCGGAGTTGGAAATCAGAAAACAGTTATCCCAGGAAATGGGAAGAGAGGAGAACTGATATGGCAAGTTTGAATGTTAAGACAGAGTATTCAGAGTATAAGGACTGTAAGTTAAGAGTCGGTAAGTATGTGGAAGACAATAGCGTTGCTGTTGAAATTTATAACAGATGGGATGGACCTATTGCGAGAGTAACCACCTGCCTGTGCGACCATTCGTTGGCAGAAGATGAGGCGTATGTTGACACCAATAATTGCCCTTGGGCGGTAGCTCTTCTGGAAGAAAACGGATTTGCGGAGAGAACCGGGCGTACTCGGAGAAGCGGTTACTGCGAATATCCGGCAATGAAATTTGACAGAAGCAAGATGGCAGAGTTTGAGGAGGAAAGTTAAGATGGAGAGCTATAGAGAGTTAAGAGACAGACAGCAGAAAGAGTTCAATGAGCTGCCGTTGGGGTTTGCGTTCTCAGATAAGCAGTTTGATGAAATGATGGGAAAATGGGGACTTGACCCGGAGAAAGACCTGGATAAGATTTATCGGATTCCGGGCGGTGGATTCATCCAGAAGAAAGATCACAAGCATTTCCATGAGGTACTGGACCGGCACAACGCTGAGATGGAGGCGGCAAAGGCGGCCGATGAAGATGGAACAGGATTTCTTTACCAGATGTTCAAGTACGAACTGGATAATCACGAGTACGGATACACCGGAGATCTTGAGGATACGCTGGATTGCTTAGGATTGACTTGGGAAGAACTGAAAGCGTCACCGGTAATGCTGAAAGCTCTGGATAAGGCTTCGACAGAAATCAGAGAAAGAGAGGGATGCTAAGTATGGATGAGAATAAACGCATAGTAATATGCAGACGCTGTAAAAAGCCGGAATACTGGGGAGAAATGAGATGGCTTTCCGGATTTTGCGTATGCAGAGATTGCTACAAAGCGCAATGGGAAAGCGAAAATCATAAGCCGTATACCTGGGATGACCTGGATGGAAAAAGACCAACGATGGAAGAATTTGAAAAGGAGAATGAGTAATGGCAAGAGAAGAGCTAAAGACAATCGAAGGATGGCACAAGAGCGGCTGCAACAGTTGGGATGAATATTGTAAGCCGGGAGATATGGTAGACCAGGGAGTAGCAGATTACTTCCTGGATATCCTGCCACCACGGATAATGACAAGGGATTACTTCCAGGTAGGAGAGCCGCACAGTCATGCAATCAACCCGAAGACAATGAAGTACTGCGGCACATATGCAACATTCGCCGTAAGAGGAAAAGAAATCTGGGAGTATTGCGGAAACTGTTTTCCTCACATGTGTGTAGATGTTGAGAAATTCAAGAAACGGGATAGCGTGCAGGCTTTTTTGCATGAGACATACAAGCTGGTGTGCGGGATTGCACAGGCTCCGAGACCTCATATCTTCTGCAAAGACGGTTTTGAAATGAGTGTCCAGGCTGGAGATGGATTGTATTGTGAGCCACGGGTGAATTTGGAAAACGGAGAATATGCAGCTTGCGAAGTCGGATATCCCAGCCAGAAAGAAGAGTTGTTGATGCCGTATATTGAAGATCCGACAGAACCGACAAAGGCAGTGTACCCGTATGTGCCGGTTGAAGTGATTGAACAAGTGATTGAGAAACACGGCGGCTGGTTTGACGCCAGGATTCCATTTGCATAAAGGAGGCGAAGCAGTATGAAGAAATTTATGAAGAGCATGAAGAAGTTCTTTAAGACTATGAAGAAGCTGGCAAAGTAGAGGAGAAGGAGCATGAACAAAGCAAAAAACATGACAACCGGGGCAGGTTATCTGCTCCGGAGAGAAGATTACAAGAGAGTCAAGAAAATGGATCGACAGCAATTTGAATCGTTCTGCAAGAATCTTTATATGACAGCATATGAAGAGGGCAGAAAGTCGGTTCCTGGGATTGACATTACGGAAGTGCAGAAAGCAATCAGCGAGACACCGGGAATCGGAGCGAAGAGACTGGAGGCAATCATGGAAAGCCTCAACAGCAGATTTGCAAAGGAGGGAGATGTGTGATGAAGAGAACGGAGCGGACGGTAAATGTCAAAGCCTGGGGCTGTCTGGGAGCAAAGAGAGTTGTTTTATACGAAGACAGAGATGAACTTAGATTTACGGATGGGTTCCACGATATGAGAATGACCCAGGCCAGAATGGAAGCCTTTGTTCCTGGCGGCGATGCAGTTCTGGCTGATGTGTACCGGAGAGTGAGAGGAACCAGAAGCTGGCATCCGGTTGTAAAAGAGCTGAAAAAATTATTGGATGAGAGAGGGGGAAAAGCGGTATGAAGATTGAACCGAGGAAAGAATCGGACAGAGGCGGTTGGCTGTGTATGCCGTTGTTAGCCAGTGTGCCGGAAGGAAAGGAAGGATGGGAAAAGGTGCGTTGCCCGGTATGTGGAGCACTTTGCTGGAAAAGACCGGAGGATGCAGGCGTGATTTGCCATAGCAAACTCGACGGAGCGTGTTGTACGTTATGTGCTTTGAAGAAAGGAGCTGGCAGGTTATGAAGAGAAGCGAGCAGATCGTAGAATTGATGGACGATGTAAAGAAGATTATCTCACAGATGGCAGTGGTGGATGTATGTGAGGAAGAGAAGCCGGTAGAGGTTGGAAAAACCATCATGACAAGCCGGGAGGTGGCGGATATGTTCCAGGAATATCACTCGGTTACATATCGCAGAATCGCACAGCTTATCGTGGAGCTGGAACCGATGGAGCAGACAGAGTTCAAAATGGCACAGTTCAAGGCAAGACACCAGGAGTACCCGATGTGGGAACTGACTGAAAAAGCCTGCAAGCTCTATCTGGCGAGAATGAAAAGAGATAGATGCTACGGGAAAAAGAAGACCGGCATTGAGAAGATGGAAAAAGAACTTCGCTGTCGGGTAAGTGGCCAGAAACTAGTAGGGGATGCAGAGAGTGGATACAAGGACGTCCGGGAACTGTTCAATCAGTTTATTACCGGTCCGAAGGGCGAAAACCGGGAGATTCCAGAACTGACGCAGGCCTACGAACGGCTGAGAGCGGTTATGGAGGCACAGGTTCCTGGGGCAAAAGCTGATACGGCGATAACATCTGCGGTATACGATGTGGCGATAGAGTCAGAAATGCAGGGGTTCATTTACGGATTTCAGTTGTTCGGAGCGGTTCTGCAGGGATGTGGCAGTTCAAGAAGATGTGCCGGAGAAAATTAAGGGCAGATAGGAGGAATCATGGAAAATAAGTTAGTAAAGCTAAAACCATGCCCGTTCTGCGGCTGCGGAGATAGAAGAGTGGGAATCCGCAGGATGGGTAACAACGGATATAGAATTTGTTGCTCGAAGTGTGGAAGTCTCGGACCTCATGTATCAGTGAAGGACTGGAACGGGCAGAAGGAGCTTGCACAGAAAGAGGCAAGAGAAAAATGGAATGAAAGGGCGTGAGAAAATGGATAGAGAAGAGTTTATGAGAGAGTTGGAAGATATGTTCCAGGATGAGCCGGATAACAATAAACTGAATGTGGTTCTGGACCTTGCGGATGCGTATGTAGAATATGAATACGAGGAAAGAAAAAAGTCTGAAAAAGTGCAATGGGGAAAAGATGTGTGTGCTGCGGCAGGAGAGGATACAGATGAATTTCCGGAGCAGGTGTTTGTTTCTATTTCTGAGAAGTTAGAGAATAGAATGCTGGAGAATAACGGCGATCTGGAATATGCAGTAGTGCAGGAAGTTGTAAATGAGTTCTGGGAGCGGGAGGAAGGGAAAGATGCTGATTGTAAGCCAGAATAAAGAGAAGGTGTTGTGGTTCGGAAGAGCCTTTAACGCCCTGGAATATTCAGAACAGGTAAACCACAAGGGAAAGAAGGAAACCGTCAGACACACAATTTGCATATCTGATGGTTGTCTGGAAGAGATTGCAGAGTATCAGACAAAGGAACGGTGCTTGCAAGTGCTGAAAGATTTCTGCGGAGCATATGAAAATGAATGTTATACGGTTGAGTTCTTCGACACTGCGGCCCAGGCAACAAGACCGGCAATGTACAAGAAGAACATCGTGTATGAGTTCCCGGCGGAGTAATGTGAAGGAGGGCGATGATGGAACACAAGATCACAATCATGAAATATCAGACGATGTTTCCGGGGATGACAAAAAAGCTGTTCGATGAGAAAGAGAGATTCTATCAGATTGCAGTCATCAGCATCAGACTGGATGAACTCCAGACAAAAGGTGCGGTACTGCAGAAAATGGGAAAACCAACAAAGAGCGGCACTAGAATGACGTTTGCACCGGTGCGGAGTGCTGGAGAGTATGAGGCAGAGATGCAGAGGATTCTGGAAGACGGGAAAAAGCTGGGTCTGAAATTTGAAAAGAAAAAGGAGGAAAAGTAATGGAGAGCAGTGAAGTTGTAAAAATCAGAGTGGAGAATATATATCCGCATCCGGATAATCCGAGAAAAGACCTCGGAGATGTGACAGAGTTGGCAGAATCAATGAAGAAGCATGGAGTCATGCAGAACTTGACGGTTATTCCGGCAAGTGCATTGACGGCAGACCCGGAAGATCAGCCGGATGCCGATAAGGTTTCGGTAATCAGTGATTTCCATGCACTGATAGGACATAGAAGACTGGAGGCGGCAAAATTAGCAGGCCTGGTAGAAGTTCCATGCCAGATTAGAAGCAAGATTTCCCGTAAAGAGCAAGTAGGTATCATGCTGTTGGAGAATATTCAACGTGAAGACCTTACCATCCAGGAACAGGCCCAGGGATTCCAGATGATGCTCGATTTGGGAGATACGGAAGACCAGATTGCAGAAAAGACCGGATTCAGTAAATCAACCGTCCGGCATAGGCTGAATATTGCGAAGCTGGACCAGGAGAAATTGAAAGAGAAGCAGCAGGACGATGCTTTTCAGCTCACATTGAAAGACCTGTACGAACTGGAGAAAATCAAGGATGTAGAGATGCGAAATGAGATTCTGGATAAGGCCAGCAGTTCCAGAGATATTGTGAGCCGGGTTCAGAATGAGATTACAAATGCCAAGAAGAAAGAGAATGCAAAGAAGCTCAAAGCGAAGCTGAAAAAGATGGGAGTAGAGAAAGCACCGGAGCAGTATTCGCAGCAGATGTACAATGGGAAATGGAAAACAGTGATTGAGTTCAACTTAGCAGACGATGTTCCGGATGAAATCAATCTGCCAGAGCAGAAAGGGCAGATGTACTGGTATGAGATGTGGCGAGATTTGAGAATCGTTACGAAAGCTCCGAAGGAAAAAAAGAAGCCGACAAAAGAAGAACTGGCGAAGAAAGAGCAGGAAAGAAAGTCGAAGGAAATAAAAGAGATTTTGAAGGGAAGTGCCACCAGAAGGAAGGAATTTATTGCCGGAATTATCTCTGGAAAAATCCCGGCTCTTAAAGACGAAAATGCAGCGAGAGAAAAAATCTGGGATGCCCTGGTGCTGATTGGTTATGGTCTGTACGGTTCGGTTGCGAGAGGCTTTTTCTTGGAGGGTGATGAGTGGAAGTACAGTGAAGAAGAGAGAAAGCAGGCAAATGAGACATTCAAAGGATTGAGCATCACACATCAAATGCTTGTGTTTCTGCATGGGTCGATGATTACTGTAGGAGAAACCTATGATTATAGCGGACGCTACGCCAAAGAAAAGGCGGATAAACTGCTGAAAGGGTATGAAGCCCTCGAACTGTTTGGGTGGTTCTTTGAGATGGATGAGGAGAAGCAAGTTCTGGACGGAACAAGTGAGTTATTTGCACCTGCGGAAGAAAAGTAAACTACTGACTTGCCAACTGGCGCAAAGTCGGTTATTATAATAGGAAGAAGAAGCTACAAAGTAGCGGTACATAAGTAGTGAAATGAAGGCACGCCCTCTACATGGGGGATGCGATGTTTATAGAATGATACCCAAATCGTACATTTGTAACTAGAAAAGATGAAAGATACCGGAGGTTTTATGCCTCCGGTTTTTCTTCGTCTTTGTAGAAGAAAGTGTGCGCAAGTCCATTGCGGAAGACAATTTCCTTTACGTTGCTACCTTCCATGACGATAGAATCAATGATTTCCTGGAAGAAGTCTCTGAGGACTTCAGCGTCCATGTCCATCGCCAGTTTCTTGAAATAGATATAGTCTTTCCCTGCCAGCTCTTTACTCATGATGAAGTAGCTGGCTCTTTTTATGAAGTTCTCATCTGAGATTGTCTCGATGCCACGTCCACGGTCTATCATGCCAAGATTCTCATTGATTTCCTTTAAGTAGTCATCAAGAGCCTGTTTGCGGATTACAAAGTCTTTTTCACTGATCGGGTTATCGGCATACAGGTAAAGATTCATAAGCCGGTCTAAGGCACGCTCAGTCTTTCTCTTCTCGGCACGTAGCCGCTTCAGCTCCGGATCCATGGTAGTAGCTTTCTTTGGCTTCCGGAAGCGTTTGCCACCCAGCGGTGTAGAAGAGAACATATGGAAGCAGCTATCCAGTCCGTCCTTGCCGATGTGGTCCACGTTTTGAAATGTGCCACCATTCAAGAGAGCGTCTTGCAGCTCCGATGTGTCATGTATTGAAGAGAAAGCGGCTCTGGCGTGCATCATGTTCAAGACATAGTTAAGCACGAATTCACCGATCACCGGATCAGAGATGGACTTTGTATTGCATGTCTTTTTCTTCCGGAGGTTCGGGCATGCATACTTGGAAGGTCTGTATCCGGATGCCAGCAGTCTGGAAGGAGTAGAAACGTACTGAGAGCCACACGTTCCGCAGTAGAGCAACCCACCGAAGATGTGAATTCCCTTTGAGGTATGTTGCTGGCCAGGCAATCGCTTTGACCGGGAGTTTGACTGTAAGATG